AAAAACGACAGAACAATTCATCAAACAGGCGCGCAAAGCCCACGGCGACAAATATGATTATTCAAAGGTGGTTTATAAGTCCTATGATTATAAAGTTTGTATAATTTGTCCTAAACATGGTGATTTTTGGCAGGTCCCTAATGGGCACACGCGTAAAAAACGCTCGAAACGCCGCGGCCTTAGTGGTTGTGCAAAATGCGGTATAGAATCCGCCGGTTTGAAACGCAGACTAACTGCAGAAAACTTTATAGAAAAAGCAAAGAAGGTTCATGGTGATAAATATGATTATTCAAAGGTGGTTTATAAAGGCAATCGATTCAAGATCTGTATAACTTGTCGCGACCATGGCGAATTTTGGCAGAACGCAGCCAATCATCTTACCGGCTATGGCTGTCCGCCCTGCGGCACACTTCGGCGCGCACAGAAGACAACAAAAACATCAGAACAGTTTATAGAAGACGCTAGAAAGGTTCATGGCGATAAATATAATTATGACAAGTCAATCTATAAGGGTTGTTTTGAAGACATTTGTGTGACGTGTCTAAAACATGGAGACTTTTTGCAAGCTGCAAATACCCACCTTAAGGGTAGCGGTTGCAACGATTGTTGGCTAGAGGATAACATTAAAGCCCAAATAAAAAACAGAAAAACAACAGAAAAATTTATAGAAGAAGCAAAAAAGACTCATGGCGATAAGTATACTTACGAGGATACAAATTATACAACTGCGCTTAAAAAAGTTTGCATAACTTGTCCTACTCACGGTGGCTTTTGGCAGCTACCAGGCAATCATCTTAAAAATGGCTGCGCACAGTGCGGCGAACAAAGAAACATTTCAGAAAGTAATGTGAGGGTTGTACTAGAGGAGGTGTTTGGCATTAAACTTCCTAGTAGCTATCCATCATGGTTAATAAACCCAAAAACTGATAAAAAACTGCAGTTGGACGGCTATAACGAACAACATAAAATAGCTTTTGAATTTCAAGGCATACAACATTATGAACCAGTAAAAAACTGGGGCGGCGAAGAACGGTTGCTAACAATGAGGTATCGCGACAAAATAAAAAACAATCTTTGTTTGCAAAATGATGTAATTCTTGTTAGAATAGATGGTAGGAAAATACCAAGAAAATATAGAAAAAGCAAGGACCAACTTAAACCTTATATACTAGAGCAACTAAATGGTTTATACAAACACCAGAAACGAGAAATTTTACAAAGACTAAAGGAGCAAAATGAACTTAAAAACATATAAAATAAGAAAAGAAGCCAAGCTCCCAACAAGAGCTTACGAGACTGATGCCGGGATGGATTTATATTACTGTCCCAACGGGGATAAGAAGCTGTATGACGAAGATATGAGCTTTCACATACCCCCTAGAGAATCAAGGCTGTTATCAACAGGAATAAAAATGGAGGTGCCCTATGGACATATGTTGGAAATTAAAAATAAATCAGGAATTGCTTTCAAAAGACAACTTTTGGTTGGGGCTTGTGTTGTGGATCCTGGCTATGACGGAGAAATATATGTAAACCTGCATAATGTCGGCACTGAAACTCAAGTGCTCAAGCCGGGCGACAAATTGGCACAAGCTGTTCTCGTACCAATCGTCCACTGTGGAATAGAAGAAGTGAGCAGTGATAATATTTTAAACTTTAACTCTGAGCGCGCCAGCGGCGCCTTTGGTTCAACGGGAGAAAGATAATGAACGAAAAAACAACAGATATTATGTTTTCATCTAATAGTGTAGAGTGGGATACTCCACAATTATTTTATGACAAGTTAGATGAAAAGTATAATTTTACTTTAGATCCTTGCGCTACAAAAAACAGCGCAAAGTGCTGGAAGTATTTTACAAAAGAAGACGACGGCCTGTCACAAGACTGGTCCGGCCACACGGTTTTTATGAATCCTCCGTACGGAAGGGGAATATCAAAGTGGATTGAGAAGGCCTACACAGAATCAAAAAAGCCAAATACAAAGGTTGTTTGCCTTATTCCTTCTAGAACGGATACAAAATACTGGCACAAATATTGTATGAAAGCCGATTTCATTTACTTTATAAAGGGAAGGTTGCAGTTTCAAAATAAGCTTTCTTCGGGAAGTAATTCAGCACCCTTTCCCTCTGCAGTAGTAGTTTTTGGTGGAGAGAACATCAACAGATCAATGCTGAACGAGTCAGCAATAGTATTTTCATTGGAGAAATAAAATGTCATCATTAGAAAGAAAGTTCAAAAGAGCAAATAACAAAAAGTCAAAAAAGAAAGCAGAAAAGGAACTGGCCAAAAGAGTAGATTTGTTTGGCAAACTTCCGGAAAATTGCTTGACTTGTGAGAAAGAGTTTGATAAAAAGAACAAGGAACATGTTTCAACATGGAACGTAATTGTTCGTGAAGAAGAAGAGATTGTTAGATTATATTGCCCAGACTGTTGGACGAAGGCAGTCGGCATATTAAATGATTTTGCAGAACACTTAAAAAATAAACTATCAGGAGAGGAGGAAATAAGTGGCATCGAAGAACAAACCGAAAACACACGAAACGAAAAAGAAGAAGACTAGCATTGGTAGTTCAAAGTTTACCAAAAAATATAGCAAAGGCGGCGGCACTGGCGGCAGCACTCCGAGCAAACTATACAAGAAAAAGTATAGAGGACAGGGGAGAAAAAGATGAACGACAATGTTAACCACCCAAAACACTATACAATTAATTGGAAAGGCAATAAAGCCATAGAAACTTATGATTATATCAAGTCCTGGGAGATGGGGTATGCTGAAAGCAACGTTGTTAAATATGTTACGCGGCACCCCTATAAAGGAAAGTCCCTACAGGACTTGAAGAAAGCGCGCTGGTTTCTAGATAGATTAATAGAAGAAGCGGAGGACAAATGAAGTCTGGTGATCTCATTAAACATAAGCGTTCCGATGCTGTTGGGATAATTGTTAAAATCTCCACACAGCAAAAAGAAAAGCTAGCTACTGTGTTTTTTGCTGACAGTAAGAAGCCAAGCAGCGCGCCCCTAAAAATATTAGAAGAAAACTGGGAGGTTGTAAAGTGATAGATAAAAAAGAGGCTCTAACTTATGATGATGTTTTGTTGATACCTCAGTACTCAGATATTAAAAGCAGAAAAGAGATTGATATTGGAAACGATCTAGGTCAATCTTTGCATTTAAATTTACCAATTATATCTGCACCGATGGATACTGTGACCGAAAGCACAATGGCAATTGCCATGCATCACGCAGGAGGCTTAGGAATTATACATAGGTACAACCCAATCAAAAAACAGGCTTTCCTTGTCCGTGATGCCAGTGTTGAAGGAGGGTGTACAGTTGGTGCTGCAATCGGAGTGACTGACGATTTTGAAGAACGTGCATGTTCCTTGTATGATGCTGGGGCAAGGGTTCTTTGCGTTGATGTAGCTCATGGGCATCATGCTTTAGTAGAACGAGCGATCAAAACACTAAGAGATGTTTTTGGAGATGAGTTACACATTATGGCCGGAAATGTTGCAACGCCAGAAGGATACAGAGCACTATCTAATTGGGGAGCAGACAGCGTTAGGTGTAATGTTGGCGGTGGATCCATTTGCTCTACAAGAATTCAAACAGGGCACGGCATCCCCGGACTACAAACTATTATAGACTGTTCGCAGTATAAGGCAAAAAGAGCAAAGATTATTGCTGATGGGGGAATTAGAAGTTCCGGAGACATGGTTAAGGCAATTGCCGCAGGAGCAGATTTTGTTATGGTCGGTTCCCTTTTGGCTGGCACCGATCAGTCTCCGGGAGAGTTGATTAATAGCGTCTCTGGGTTAAAGAATAAAGTTTATAGAGGGATGGCCAGCAAAGAGGCTCAATTTGACTGGAAGGGCCAATATTCTTCAAACGAGGGAATATCAACTACGATTCCATATAAGGGAGATGTACAAAATGTGCTTGAAGATATGAAAAACGGAATCCGTTCGGGCTTGTCTTATTCTGGTTGCAGAGACATTGTTGAATTTCAATTAAATGCGATACTCATTAGACAAACTTCAGCTGGATTGGTTGAAAGCGGCACTCACATTTTAGGGAGTCGTTAGTGTCAGTTGAGTATGGGAAAACAAGAAAAAAGATTTGTTTTGACAGTCATGACAAGTTACATGCAGATTTAAAAATACGCTTACATTATGATGGCGTTAAAATAAGAGAGTTTTTTAATGGAATGGTTCAAGCTTATTTGGACAAAAACTCTCACATGATGTCTCTTGTTGAAGAAATAAAAGAGAACAAGAGCATTTCTAAAACTCGGCGGAAAAAAGTTAAACTTGCCAATCTTAAAGAAAAAGAAACAATTAACAAATTCGCCTTAAGTGAAGATGAGATAGAAAACATATTTGATATACTAGAAAAGGAGTTAGATAAATGATAAAATGTGCTGAATCGTGCTACTTAAAAAGTAGCAGTTGTAAAAATAAAGATTGTCGCCTTTGGCTAGATTATGACGAAGACTTAAATTGTACGATAATCGCTTCAAAAAAGAATCCAGAGATGACATATAAAGAGATTTCAAAAAGGCTAAACATTAGTATCGTGAGAGCAAAGCAGATTCATGATAAGGCCTTACAAAAATTGAAACAAATTGCTCTTTTCTAATTTGGAGAACTAATTACTTAAGAAATTAGAATCTTTTGTCTAAAAAGGAGAAGTTATTCATGAGCGACAAAGAAAAAACACTTTTAAATGAGACGACCGTACGTCGTTTTATGGATTTGGCAGGTACCAAGAAGTATACGGACAATTTTTTGACCGAAGGTAAGGCTGGCGACACTTCACGTAGTGACGTTGGCAACAAGGTGCCCAAGGGCTTTGTTAATGAAGAAGAGAACCTTGAAGAAGAGAACCTTGAAGAGCAATTTGGCGCTACTCCTGAAGAGGACGAATTGGCTCTTGATGCGGCACCAGACGAATTAGCTCTTGACGATCCTATGGCAGCAGAAGAATCTCCCGCAACTGCAGGTGCAGAAGAAGTTGCAACAGCAGTTGCTCAAGCAGTTGCAAATGCAGTGGCTGAGTACGGCGTTGATATGGATGTTTCTGGCGAAGGCGACGAAGAAGAGGCAATGGAACTTGGCCCTGAAGACGAACTTGGCCCTGAAGACGAACTTGGTCCTGATATGGGCATGCCCCCTCTCCCCAACGAGGAAGAGGCTGCAGCACTGCAGGAGGCTTTCATTCGCGAACTTACTGCCAGAGTAACCCACAGAGTACAATATGCTGCTCAACAGCGCGCTCAAAAAGAACAGATTGTTGAAACAGTGATGCGACGCGTCGCCAAAAGACTACAAAAGCCCACGAAGAAAGGGTAGAGGAAACAAAAATGTCAGAAAAACTTCTCAACGAGAGCACAATTAAACGCTTCATGAAATTGGCAAACTTGTCACCATTGTCAAATAACTTTTTGCAAGAGAAAAACGTTCCAATTGGTAAAAATCAGCCACTTAAAGGCGGCAGTTCCGGCAAACCAGAATCGGAAGAAACGAAAATGGATAGGAAGCTAGATGATACCAATCCAAAACACAGGGCATATATTGCTTCGGTAAAGGCTGGACATGCCGACATGCCGACAGGCAGGAGAAAGAAGGCTTGGGATGCATATTTCAGCGTAGAGAGCAATAGAAAGAAGTGGGAGAAGAATTTTAAGAACGAATCCGTTGAGCCGCTTGAAGAAGAAAAAAAAATCAACTTAAAACAGCATCGCGCGGATAGGGAAAAAAAGGCGGCCGATAAGAAGAAAGCTGGACAAGGGCTGGATGTGATCGCCAAAACGGAAGATCCCATGAACGAGTCTCTTCAAAGAGAATCTGTATTTAATTCAGATTATATCTTGCAAGAAACCTTAAAAAGAGTTATACTTAATCTTAAGGGTTCGAAATAAACTAACCAATCTAAACAGCGAACCCATAAGGAGGATTTATGTATGAATTTTTGTGGTTTGTTGGTGGAGCATTGCTCTACAAATTTCTTTCCAAACTACTAAAAGTATATCAAGCGTTTGTTTTGTTCCAAGAGGCTCAAATACAAACAATTGCAATGCTTATAGCCGCGGCCGAAGATCTTAAGCATGCTATCGACGCCAAACAAAAAGCTTTAGAAAAAACAGATTTAACAGAAGAGGAGCTTAAAGATATCAAAAGCACTGATGCATCCGCGCTAATGCTTTGGAAAGAGATCAGTGTTAAGAAACTTATTATTCACACACCTAGTTATTTTAAAGGGCTCGTTCAATTTCAAACATGGAACGAGTGCGTGAATTATTTTAATTCAACCATCGAGAAAGGCTATAAAACAAGACACTGATAAAATGAGCAAAAAATTTACAATACCTATTTTAGCATGGCTTAAAAATGAACAGTGCATAACTTTTAATAAAAACATTATTCATGCCGAAAAGGCGTTTTTTATAAGTTCGGTTATAAAGTGGTGCATAAAAGAGAGGGAAAATAAGGAACTATCTGACTCTAGGGTAAACAAGTATCTTCGTTTAATTAAACAATATTTAAATGAAGATTTAGATCTCTATTGGGAAGGCGGCAAAATTGTAATAAGCCTTTCACAAGAAGAAGAACCAAACGACGACAACGACAAGGAAGAGTCTGGGAACTAAATGACAACAAGAAAAAACACGAGGACATACGAATGTTTACTTGGTTCGCAATACATCGTAATAAAAAATATGCAAAGGAGTACAACTGGGATCCTCGATGGCTTGGTGTCGAAGAAGTCAACGCAACCTTTGTCGCGAGAGTCAAAGAGCTTCAAAAACGATATGGGATCAAGCAAGACGGCCTCTGTCGCGACCTCACATATAAATTGCTTTTACTGGAACATTTAAACGACGTTAGGGACAAGAAATACTAATTATTATTATGGATATCAATAAATTACTTCAAAAATATAACAATCGTGAAAAGCCCATTTCTGAAAAAAAGGAAATAAGCTCAGAATCTTTCTTGAGCCTTATAGAGGGGCAACTCAATGTTTTAATCGAGCAACAAAAAAAGAATCATAGAACAAAGAAGCTTTTCGAAGAAGTGAAAGAAAAAACCATTAGGTTTCCAGCAATTAAGATATCTGAATTGTGGGGGCAAGTTGAAAATGGAGACAGAGAACTCATCGAAACTATTTTAAGCAATGTTGAAGGAAACACAGTAGAAGCAAAAATTAAAAGTGTCAATGCTTTCCTCGATCTCGAAGCTTACAGGCAAAGTGGAGATCAACATAAAATTGAGAAGATCTTGTCTAATCTTTTGTTTGCAGAGATCTTTGCTAGCATCATTACTGATTATAACGCCTCTGTTTCTGGCTTTCTGTTTGAGGCTTTTCTTGCCGCACTAATGGGTGGCACATCTATACAAGTTGACGATCCGGAAGCGGTCGGTGCAGCTGCCGGATCTTTGCCCATTGAAGACGTACAGCTAGCTGTCCGACTCGGAGATGAAGACGACAACAGAGAAATAGTCCCATATAGCCTTAAGGTTCTTTCGGACAAAGGAGAGGTTAAGGGTTCGTTTGTTAATCTAGTAGATTACTTCCTCGATCCTTCCGAAGAACGAAAAACAGATACAATTGTTTATTTAGTTGCCATCAAACGACATGTGAAGAGCGACGAAGACAAAAAGATCTGGACCGGAGTTTTAGACTTCTATGAGTTTACAATTCGAAGGGATAATTTCTTAGACTGGATTGGATATCAAGTGACACAGCCGGTAAAAGATTGGGTGCCATATGCTGCGCCGTATAGAATGAAGGTCGGAAAAAGCACCAAACTTCAAACTACAGATGGAGAACCAATTGAGCCGGGAACGGTGCTTGAAAAAGGTACGGAAGTATTAAGACTTGAAAAGGTTGGAACGGAAAAGGTTTTAGGAGGTTCAGGTAAGAAGCTATATTCTCCCGAGCAATATCAGACGGTTAGCGCCGCGCTGCAAGCAGATGAAATTGATAGAGAAGTGTTCAATACGCTACAAGACACTAAGGGATATGCGGGGAACGTGCAATGGAAAATTGCTGCTGGTAAATATCAAAGACCTGATTACTGGATTGGTAGTTTAAACCTTTCTACTGAAAAGTTGGTCGAGGCTGCAAATGAATATGCACAAGATTTAAATTCAGGATTGGTGCAAATATTCAACGCCCTATCAGATCTCACCAGCCAGATTAGTTTGTATTTTATGGGTGGTGGCGAAAAAGATGGCGTAAGTAGAAAAGCGCATGGCAAAAATGCTATTGAAAACGCCAAGATTCTAAAACATAACACAGAGGAGCTAATTGGTGACTGAACTGGCCACTGATTCGCTAATCAAACTTTACTACAACATAACACTAATGATCAAAGTAAAAGAAGAAATATATGACGATATTGTTTTACAAAACGAAGATATGTCGGAGGCAGATTTTAAGTTGATTGAGTCTGATTTAAATCAACTAGCAGAATGTAGGAAATCTCTCAAAGAAGTCATAAGCAAAAAGATAAAAGAAAAGGACGTCGAAGAAGAAATTGATCGTTTTATTATGTTAGATCCATATAGCCTCTTAATTAATCGTTCAAAAAATGTTATTCTTTCAGAGGATGATCGGCTAAATGGGTTATTTAACTTTACCGACAAAAAACAATATATAAACTAAAAAGAGGCAATAATGAGTAAACAATATGAATGCGGAGCATCTTTGCAACAGAAGGTGCTGAAAGGCGCTAACACGTTGGCCGACAATGTGGCGTCAACTTTAGGTCCTAGAGGCAGAAATGTCATTTTAGCCAGCAAAGGCAAAAGACCGGTAATTACAAAGGATGGTGTCACTGTTGCTAAGTTCATAGAACTAGAAGATCCGTTTGAAAACGTTGGTGCACAAATTATAAAACAAGCTGCAGCAAAAACCAATTTAGAGGCTGGTGACGGTACTACAACTTCAACTGTACTAGCCAGAGCGATACTAAACAAGGCCCAGAAATACATCACTTCTGGCGTTCCTCCGGTGGAACTCAAGAGAGGCATCGATAAGGCAGTGAAAGGGGTCACAGAGAGGCTCCTAGAGGCTTCTATGCCCATCAAATCCCAAGAAGATATCGCACACATTGCCACTGTTTCTGCTAACGGCGATGAGACCATTGGCAATCTAATAGCAACAGCCGTTGATCTGGCTGGAAAAGACGGAGCAATTACTATCGAAGAGGCCCGTTCAATAGAAACCAGCTTAGATGTTGTTGAAGGGTTTCGCTTTGATTCTGGATATATAGCAACGGCATTTATCACCGATGAAAAACGCGGCACGGTAAAATATGAAAATCCTTTAATCCTTGTAACGGACGAAAAGATTGATACAGTAGATGAGATGATGCCTGTGCTGGAATTGGTAGCGCGAGAGTCGCGACCTTTAATAATTGTCGCAGAAAATGTTGAAGGCCAAGCTTTAGCTGCATTGATTATGAACAGTACGCGCGGCACTCTAAGAGTTGCAGCGGTGAAAGCACCACGCTACGGAGAAGAGAGAAGAAATATACTTTCAGATTTGGCTATCTCTACTGGTGCCACTTTTATAACACGTTCGAACAATTTAAGATTGAAGGATGCTAAGTTGACTCACTTCGGCAGTGCCAATACCTTTGAAAGCGCTAAAAACTTTACAACAATAGTTGACGGCAAAGGCGATGCAGAAGAGATTGAAAAACAGATTGAGGCTCTTAAAGTTGAACTAGAACAAACAGAAGACATGCATCAAAGTGAGCGAATACAAGAAAGAATTACGCGACTAGCTAGTGGCATTGCAATTATAAGAGTGGGTGCGGCAACTGAAATCGAAATGATAGAAAAGAAGCATAGAATAGAAGATGCACTTGAAGCTGTCAACTCTGCCCGACAAGAAGGAATTATAATTGGAGGCGGCGTTGCGTTACTAAAAGCAACACAGAATTTAAACGTCGAAACTCAAAACGAAGAACAGGCGCACGGGGTTAAAATTATAGTTGAAGCGGTACAGGAGCCGCTGCGCCAAATGGCACTCAACGCAGAAAAGTCCCCAGATCTGATCGTCGCAACAGTGCTTAAGTCAAAAAAACACGAGGGGTGGAACTTCCTCACAAACAAGCTGGATGATCTATATGCTGTCGGAATTATTGACCCTGTTAAAGTAACTCGATGTGCTTTGCAAAATGCCGCGTCTGTATCCTCTACTTTAATTACCACTAACCATGCCATTGTTGAGGGCGACTAACTATTTATAAGTGTAACTGGGGGGGGTTATAATCTTATGGACGAAGAAGAAACCGCAGTGGCACTGACAGAAATGTCGGGGAAATTTGATCAATTGATTGACAAGATAGAAACAGTCAAGGAAAGACAAGAAGGCATGGCCGACGACATTTCCAAGATAAAAGAAGCTGTTTACCACCCAGACAAGGGGCTTTATTCAAGATTGCGGGAACTTGAGTCGTGGAAAGATACATCCTCTCGCCTCATTTGGATCATCATTACAAGCCTTATAGGTTTAACCTGTGCAACAATCTATAAAATTTTATTTTAAATAACTTTTCTTTTGTGATATTATATATTCAGTAAACAGAGAAGGAGTTGCCAACTATGCGAGTTAATATTGCGTATTCTATTGATCTAGATGATGTGCCAAATTTAGTGAAAGAATTATTAAAAGAGGTGGTGTTAGATTTTGCCGTTCTTGAGGATACCGTTGAGGGTGCAGTACTTTCAATTGAGCACGGTGGCCATGAAAAAATGAGCAAGGCACTCGACGATGCAAGAAAGAGAATGGCAAAAATGGATGCGCGCCTGTCGGAGTGCATAAATATGTACGGCGGCTATGTCGATGCCCTTAATGTGCCACCAGCGCAGCCAAGCTTAAAAACACCAGTGGAGAAAAATGAAACCACAGAAGGGTGATTTGGTATATGTCCCTGCGGAGTCGACATTGTTAAAATTTAACAAGGATGTTGACATTGACAACATTGATCCGCAGGAGACTTACATGGGACCAGCACCAGTGAGGTTTCTTAGGCTTGAAAAGCCCATCAACTTAATTGTCTTGGAAAGCCAACTAACGGATATTTATGTAAAAGTTTGGTATAACGGAGAAGAATGGCTTTTAAGGAAAAATGATGTCAAAAAGACAAAGGAAAAAATATGGTAAAATTAATAGAGATATGCGAAACAAAAGCTCTCACTTCAGGGCAAAAATATACTTTGCGAGAGGTTTATGTTAACCCTAAGCATGTTGTTGCACTGAGAGAAGAGTCTACATTTAAAAAGAAACTAGTGGAGGGGCTACTACCGGAGAATTTGGATGAGCGACAACAATTCACCCGCCTGACCTTAGATCGCGGTCAAGTTGGATTAGACTTGGTTGTTGTTGGTGGCCCGGGCCTAGTTGAAAGCAAGCTTAAGGATGCAGGAGAAAGACATGTACTCAGAGACTAAAAATCATTTTTTCTTATGGACGAAAGAAAGTTGTCCATATTGTGTGAGCGCAATTGAGCTTTTAGAAAAAAACAACATTCCGTTCACGGTGCACACTATTGATGAGAAACCAGAATTGCTGGTTGAGGTGCAAAAAAACGTTGGCGTTTCTTGGAAGACTGTGCCACTGATCTTAGAACAACAGGCTAGTGGCGAGAGAAAGTTTGTCGGCGGATACACGGATCTAAGAGAATACCTAGGAATCTCTGATGGTTGAATGTAGTTTGTTACCAATGAAGAAAGGTACAGCTTCCGGCCCAAAAAACGGCACAAAGTACGGCACTTATTTAAGGTGCTACTTTTGGGGTGTACCGGGCTTTGGTCAAAACAGGTGGGTTGTTGCTGTTAATATTGATGTTGATTACGACAAATATTTGGAAGAGGGAATGAAAGCGGAGGAACTAGTCTTTGAGTGCGTTAGGCACTTGAATACTCCGCTCAAAAGCAGATATGGAAAGCGCAGAAAACGACGACCTACATATGGTATATTTCAAGATAAACCCCACAAGTTTTCCCTTAAGGAATCAGAGAAGGGAAAGTACATTCAGGCATTTCTTGTTGTTGACTATCCAAAAAGCAGACACTTCTGGGGAGAGGGTGAAAAAATAGCCTCTGCAAAGAGAAGAAAAAGGGCAAAATGAGCAAGAAAACAAAATATCTTTTTTCAGTGGGCGAAGATTCTTATTTTAATTATTTGTCAAAAATAGAAGCTGACAAAACAAAACTTAAATATATGATTACTTCAGAAGGCAAACTTGAAGAAGATGTTTTTTCTGATTTTTGTGAATACTTTGCTTCGCTGCATATGTTTCAAGGTCTTTTAGAAGAGATAGAAGACACGTTCAACGAGGAAAAGAAACAGTTCTTTATGGATGAGACCCAGGCTCTTAAGTTTAATGTTTTCTTGGAGAGCATGGTTCTAGTGAAAGAACGTCTTTTGCATGACTATAATTTGTCCTTATCTTCTCATTGAAACTAATTAATAATATGAAGCTTCTATTTGAATCTTGGCGTAATCATTTAAATGTTTTAAACGAACAACTTCTCATTGAAGGTCGTTATGATGATGCCGCAAAGAAATATCCTGATGCAGTTGAGGAAACAATCGACGGCATGCCAATCTTAAAATACTTTTCAAAACACGATGCATCTGGCAATAATAAATATATTATGTGGATGGCGAGGCAATTTGCTGATGATATGGCCCGATGGAAACGGAACGGTTTAAGCGAAGAAAGTGATCCAGGTTGGCGGGAAAGCGTTGAACAGCGCGCCGATGACATTGCAACCGCAGTTAGAAAATACCATAGACTGCTGCCGTATGTTCGCGACGACGATGCAGAATACAAAGACATTTACAAGATAGAAAACAAACTTAAGTTGGATAGGGTTGTTTATAACGCACACCACAGAAAACAACGGAAAGAACAAGAAAAAGAACAAGCGAGACGCGAAAAGGCAATTGCACATCGAGACTCAGAAGTTCTCATAGACGATGATGACTTTATGATGGTGCGACCAACCAGCAAAGAAGCCTCTTGTTATTGGGGCAAAGGAACCCGATGGTGTATCTCGGCTGCCCAATCTCAAAATTACTTTGACTCCTACACGGGCGAAGGTAAAGCATTCTATTTCTTGTTTATGAAGAATAGAAAGAATTTTGCGCTTGAAGATTGGGAGCAGTATAAAAAAATTGCTCTGGTATATGAGCCGGAAGGTCATGGCTACGGCGGAAGTGGCTTTACGGAAGGATACGACGCATCAGACACTCCAATGGACGCAGATGAGGTTGCACAACAGATTGCCACTAATTTGGTGGGATATGCAACAGTCAATGCCTATGACGAGTACACTCGCTATGGCAGTTTAGAAGGGCAGTTCAAAGAAGACGAACCAGAGCATTACCTAGAACTTGTGAGAACCATGACAAATGATGGCTGGACAGAAGATGACGATCCCGAAGAGTGGTGGCAAGAGACGGTTACAAACAAGTGGTATGAGATAGAGGCAGCAGCATCTCAGCACTCATATGATAATCCCGCTGGGCCCCGATCAGAACAATTTGATGAGATTTATAAATCTGCAGAGTTGGAATACGCACATGTATCTTACGATGAATATGAGCCGGGGAGATGGTATTGGAATGCTAGTATGTCTTTTGATTTCAGCGACTTGGATTGGAAAGACGAAACAAATCTTGATGAACATGAACTTGATGACGCGATAAGAGAGGTGCTTGATACACATTATATTCACCCAGAAGATATAGAGATTTATGGCGATGATGTGAACCTCACAATTAATCCAAACGATTATGACGAGCAAACTGGACTAGAGGGCTTTCAAAACTTTGTTAACAACGTTTCTAACATGGATGAGAACTATGTTGAGGCTCGCGATACTCTGATCGAACTGTTTATGGACGAAGGAGTAATAGAGGCTTCATCGTTGACCCCTTATGGGCAACTTCGAGGAAAAGCAAAAGACAAAGAGTGGGAACATTTTAGAGTTGATTCTTCTGGAGGGTCAGTTCAATATCGTACTTCAATGCAGTTTACAATACCAGAGATTGCCAGTCTTGTACAAGATCTCACGCGAGGCTTAAAAAGTGACATGTCTGCAACGGGCGCTCCAGATACAGATTCAGAGTCTTATCGTGCAATCACAGGCTGGCAAGAGGAGATTAGAAACAACTTTGCGCCAAACGGCGCAAATAATGCGACTGCAACAAATATGCTACTTGATGAATTGAGCGGATTTTTCCGCGATGCACAAAACGCTGCCGCGGCACAGCTGAATTTGCCGGGGATTCCTGCTGCCGAAGTCAAACAAGTTGTAACGCCTGCTGCTGTGCGCTTTTATCCTTATTCGGTTCGGCTGGACGTGCCAAATCACAGCGTCGCTCTTGAGCTGGACATTACTGTTGGAAGAGATGTTAATGAGGCGCAACTTGAAGCGGTCGGTGAGTTCACTGAATATTTCGACGAGAACTATGAAGAACTCACTGAAATTGTACGAAAAACTGTTCTTGATGTATTGATGATGTCTGCAAAAACTGCCAAAGAAGCCTATGGTCTACAAGACACAGGGCCACTACAGGAGAAGAAACTCAAAGAATGCGGCCCAATGCCAAAGAAGAGAATTAGAATAAGAATAGGAAGGAACTAATTATAGTTATGAAGCTTACAAAAGATACATTAAGACAACTTGTGCTAGAAGAGCTAGAAGCTGCTGACAAGAAAGCTGCTGAACACGCAGAACTTCATCTAAAATCGGATGACACAGGCGCGTCAACGCTTAAGACGCGTGGTAAAAAAACGGATTGGAAAACCAACAAATCACCTTATGATAAATCGGCATTGGTCAGCGGAGAAATGGGGGTCTCGTACGACTCCAAAAAAGGAGAAAAAAGCTATTCAAGAACACATATTCGTACACCCGAAGCAGAAAAAGCTCTTCAAAATGAGCCTTGGGAAGTCTACGAGACCGACCCATCCGGAAAAACTTATCACGGTTATCAAGAACCAGAAACAACGATGCATCGAACTGCGGAAAGCTTAAACAAATCTCAACTTAAACAAATGATTGAAGAAGAGTTCGAACATGCGACTGCACAACATCAAGAACATGGCGAAGGGGTAATGGCAAAGCGCCAACTACTTCAAATTGGAGAGTACTCAAAGATGTTGATGGAAATGCTAGAAGATAACGACGAGCTTCCTAGTTGGGTACAAGCAAAACTCACAAAAGCAGCAGACTACATGGACACAGTATATCATTATATGAACGGGGAAAAGGTCTTGGGTGAAGGGGAACAAAGATTAGATGAAGAGTGACCAGACAATAAAGACGTGCAGGTCGCAGTCGTCAAAAAAGGATAATAAAAGACTCGTAACAGTTCAGACAGTATTGCTGATTGTTATGTTTGCCTTTGCGCTTTTGTTTCCTGTGTTTTCTGAGGCGTCCCCGCCTAAGAATCAAAAATCTAAATTCTACGATTTCAATGAACAATTGATAGATGGAGAAATTAGAAAACCCACAGCGCTTTATATGGATGCAAGACAGAGAGCCAAGTTTGAAAGACTGCTAAAACTTAAAAAGTCTTTCCTACCGGCATTATTTAAAACCAGTAAAAATAAAGTATTTAAGTAAATTTCCTAACAAAAACAACTTTTTGCGCAAAGCGATCCTATGTATTAATAGGTGCGTAAGTTTTTACACGCCTGTCCCCTATATAGGAGTTCGTATGTGTCTCGTAAAGTGAAAGCTAAATATGCTGTTCTAGTTATCTTACCATATCTTATACTTTACTTTTTAATTCAATCAGTTATAACCTCCGGACACAATTTATCAACCAGCTTAGATCTAGCAATTCCCTTTATACCAGAATTTATTTGGATATATCATACAATAATTCCTGTTTTTTTATTAACAACAATAATCCTAATTGAAAGGAAAGAAGTATTCTTTTCTGCTATGGCTGCCATTGGTCTGGTGTCACTTGTTATGTTAATTTTTTATATATTTTTTCCAGCACCCTATCCCCGTCAAGCGTTTGCCGATGTTTCGCTTTCAGATACGCTAGTAAAGCTTACACGAATGATCGATGGCGCAGGCAACACTTTTCCATCTGGCCATGTAACCTTTGCTTGGCTATTGGCCCTCTTTTCTGGCCTGTCGGCAATGGCCAAACGATTCCGATGGATTCAGCCTGCATATTTTATGTGGGCTTTTTTAATATCTGTTTCAACATTGGTGCTTAAACAGCATTTTATAGTTGATGTCGTTTTTGGTTTGGCACTGGCGCTGTTTGCTTATTATTTTGCAAAGCGTTATATATATGAAGTTATGAACTGACTAATTATATTATGGCCCCTGACTTTCCCGAAGAAGAGAGACTCAAACAAAAAAACAAAATAATCAACGAAGTGCTAAAAAACAAATATCAAGTTAAACTTAAATCGTTCTTGGTAAGAGAGGACTTTGAAAACAACAAATCAACAGTGATTTGTGTTGTTGGCTCTGGTTTTTCAGGCGATTTGGTAGATATTAGTTTGGAAGGTACGGGCACTGGTGCCATTGACGCATTATTTAAGATACTCTTAAAAGAATATTCTAAATATTTCCCCTCTCTGGGGCGAGTAAAACTCTATGATTTTTTAGTAAAGGTGAAGTTTCAGAGCAGTTCTCGTGATACCGCTGCGCCTGTCGAAGTTAAGGTCGCGATAGAGGGAATTAACAATAATAACAAACTATATTTTAAAGAAACTTCTGATTCTCTGGTTCGTGCCGGGGTTGGGGCTACATGTAAAACATTGGAGTATTTAATAAATGCAGAATTAGCAGTTAGGCATTTGTATGAAGATATTTTAGACGCAAGAGAAAGAAGCAGGGGCGACCTAATCAGGTCACACACAAATAATCTCATAGAGTTGACAGATTTTATTTCCTACGAAGAGACAATCGATTTTATAAAAAAGAAGAAATAATTTATTTTTTTCTTGAATACTTGCTCACAAGCTGTTATAGTTATTTAGGAGGTAGTGATGAGTGTTGGAGATAAAGTAATTATTATAAACAATGAAGAGAACGCTGGATACAAAGAGTTTTTCGGCAAGATTGGCGTGATCACTGATGAGCAGCGGCTCAAGGGCAGGCAAAGGAGTTACTTTCGTGTTTCCTTTGATCGAGGTCTTACGTTTTCATCTTCCTATATAGATGTGGGCGATTGGCGCTTGAAGTTGGCAAATGAAAATAGGCGATTTAGTTAGGCCAAAGCGCTCTTCTTTGACGGTTGATGAGATTGGTGAAGATTTGCTTGGCATAATTTCAAATTACAATGATTGTTTGGCATGCCCCTACGAGGTGGCATGGTTAAACAGGCGCAAAGGTAGGTTTTTTTATTTTTGGGAAATTAAGGATGATTTGATGCTAATTAGTAGTAATGAAGGTGGGGGACTTGATACGTACTAAACATAGCATCGACATCGGTGACTCCACAGGCAATACAGTCGGCTACATCCGGTCTGGGGAAATTGGGATATTATTTGAAAAAAGGAATCCCAACAAGGCAAACGAGTGGCATGTTAGGTTTAACTCTGGTGATGTTTGGTGGCTTACCGAGGACGGGTTAGAAATTTTATCAAAAAGTGCTTGACAAATTCAACGCTATCTATTATTATGAGGTTATAGCAATTGGCATTAAGCCGAAGAAAGAGAGGAAAAATGCAATAGCTAGGGTATAACAGATAAAGAGATAAAATATATATGGATAATAAACCTTCAATGATTCTCCTGAAGGAGGTTGAGAGCCAATCAAAAGGAATCTGGTAATGTGGCGCGATGAGAACAGCGGCTATCTCTTTATTTTATTTATTGTATAAAAATATATGAAAGTAGGAAGTTTAGTAAGGCACATTTATTGGGGCGACAGGGCCTCCGGGCACGGCATTGTTGTAGAGAAAAAACAGAACACGGGAGAAAAGATCTACTATAGAATCAAGTGGGTGGGCGGGAATCAATCTGAATTTGACCAGTGGTTCCCCGAGAAAGAATTAGAGGTGGTCAGTGATGCAAATAGGTGATCTGGTGAGGGCTGTAAACTTGAGCTTGTTTGGCTGGAACTCAAGCGGTATTGTGATTGCCATATGTGGTCCAAAGTGGGTAAAGGTAGCGTGGTCTGATGGGATTATTTACGAAGAGCACGTTGAGGATTTGGAAAGGATTAGCACTGCCCCCACTTAATTTTTTTTTTTTT